AGAAAAAGAGGGTGAAAAATTTAACTTCAATGTCTGGAGAACCATTATGAGGAATCGTTTTGGAACTACAGAGCATCGCAAGATATCTATCCCAGAATTAAAGAAATGCAAAACTCCTGAAGAAAGGATCCAATGCATTATGAATTGCATTAGCGACGGAGAACTAACATCTCAAGAAGCTGTTGGCCTATCTAACGTTGTGATGGCCTCCCTTAGAACAGATGAATACACAAATCTTGTTGAGAGATTGGAAGCTGCTGAGAATTTACTAAGAGAAGCGGTAGATGTCGATTAAGGGAAGGATAGAGAAACTCTCTGAATCCATAAAGATGATGCGTGGTGAAGTTAAGATGTATTTCATTGATAGCATTAATTCACTTACACAGTCTCAGGTCGATAGTAAGACTGAGATATATCTGTATCTGGAGATTTAACATGAAATTTAGTATTGGAAGTTTATTTAAAGCTGTAGCAAGCATATCGCCTCTTGGGATGATGTATAACGCTCAAAGGTCAGCAAGAAAAGAGCAGAAGAATCAAGAGAACATGATGTGGCAGCAGCAGCAAAGAGCTGACGCTATGGCTAAAAAGCAGCGAGCAGACCGTGATGCCGTGCAAAGAAGAATATCTTTGGGGAATGTACGTTCAAGAAGAAGCCGTGTCAGAGGTGGATTATTTGGCGATTTAGCTGAAGGTGGCCAAGCTGGAACATTAGGCGGTTAAGATGGAACAATTACGACAGTATCAAAGAAGATACGACAAGGCTAAAACAATAGCTCAGCAATGGACATCACTACTAGAAGCTGCATACCATTACTGCATTCCTGGTAGGAATATGTTCTATAGAACTAAGCAATCGCAAGGTGAACAGAAGAATATACAGGTTTATGATACCACTCAAGTATCAGCTACTAAAAACTTTGTAAGTAAAATACATGGAGCGCTTACTCCACCACAGCAATCTTGGGCGTATCTCGAAGCTTCAGACAATGTACCTGATGAAGTAAAGCATGACTTGAATCAACAACTACAAAAATATACTGACGTGATATTTCATTACATAAGAAGTTCTAACTTTGACATAGCTATCAACGAATGTTACTACGACTTAGCAGTTGGAACAGCGATACTAGTTTGCAACGAAGGTGAATCAGAAGAAGACCCAATCAAATTCTCTTCTATACCTTTAGAGCAAGTAGCCATTGAAGAATCTATTGACCATATGTGTGAAACATGCTTTAGGACCTGGGGTGAGACGCGCATAGCTGATATACCTCACATATGGCCTAAAGCTAGACTCTCTAGTCAAATGGCAGATGCATTGAGATTAGACCCTAATGCTGTAACAAAAAACTTAGTAGAAGCTGTAATATACAACTATAAAGACAAGAAGACACCGTATACATACGTACTATGGCATGAGAATGATATTTTATTAGAAGAGAAGCAAGAGAGCTCAGCGTTTATAATATTTAGATGGGCAAAGATAAACAAAGAGGTGTTTGGTCGTGGTCCAATTATTGATGCATTGCCATCAATCATGAGCCTTCAGACTGCTGCATACTTCGAGATGACAGCTGCTAATCTAAATATATGCAAGCCTTACATGGCGTACAATGATGGTATCCTGAATCCTTTTACCTTTAAACTTCAACCAAATACAATAATACCGGTTAGCCCTAATCACAATGGTCAGTTCCCTATTCAACCTCTACCAGACGTAGCTAATCCACAATTTATGCAAATAACGACAATGGATTTAAGACAGCAGATAAATCAATTAATGTTTGCAAACCCCCTCGGGCCAGTCAACGACACACCAACTCGAACCGCAACTGAGCTATCTTTGCGGCAGCGAAACTTAGCGGAAGAGATTGGCCCACTCTTTACGAGATTACAGCAGGAGTTTCTCAACAAGACGATAGATAGGATTAGATACATATTAGTGAAGAAAGGACTCCTACCTAACAAGATAAAAATAAAAGGTCAAGAAGTAAAAGTCAAGTATAAATCTCCGTTAACTATCTCACAAGGTCAACAAGACGTAACAACCTTTATGAACTACATGCAAGTCATGCAGGGCATCATTGGTCCTGAAATGTCTGTTGCCTACTTGAATAACACTAAGTTCCCAGTATGGTTAGCGGAGAAACTAGGTGTTGATGCAACTCTAGTGAACTCTGAAGAGCAGATGCAAGAGATATTCCAGCAAAAGCAGGATGAAATGCAGGAAGCTCAAGCAATGGAAATGATGCAAGGAATGCAACAAGGAGCTCCAGTTGGATAATCCATACATTAAAGCCCCTAATCCATATGATGAATATAATAAGAATGCTGAGAAATTAGCAAAAGAAAACCCAGAATTATTTGAGATTGGAAGGGTGTGTTATGAAGTATTTTGTTGTAACAAGGATGGTAAACGACTGCTTGAGATATTAGAGAAGAGGTATTTACACTCAAATCTTATTAATCCAGCAGCAGCAAGCGCATCCTCATTAGCATTGTATTGGTCAGGGTTCTGTGACTGTATCAAAGGGTTTAAAAGTTACGCCTCAGAACATGAGCAAAGGATTAAAACATGGAAGAATCATTGATTAACACGGAAGTTACTCAATCAAATAGTGAACAAGTTGAGCAACCAAGCTGGCATTGGGATGATGACATGCCAGGAGAAGGCAATAGGCCAACTTGGTTAAAGGACAAGTACACAAAGGTAACAGACCAGGCCAAGGCTTATATAGAAGCCGAGAAAAGACTAGGAACATCTAAGGCTCCTAGTGAGTATGACTTAAGTGGTTACCATGAGCATTTTGACTTGGAACATGAACATTTTGCCTCGTTAAAGGATAATGCACGAAAGCATAATATCACTCAAGAAGCTCTTAATGCAATCATTGACCCAATTATTCAGTATCAGGAGTCATCATTGCCGAATATGAGCGAAGAGCTAGCAAAGCTTGGGGAAAATCCTCAAGCAAGGTTAGATGCGCTTGATACATGGGCTAGTAATACGTTAAGCAAAACATCACTAGAAACATTAGGTAAGATTGCAACTAGAGCAGAGGTTGTTGAGCTTATGGATGACATACGTCAGAAGTTCATAGCTGTAAACTCTGATAGTCATGTTCCATCAATGCAGAATCTAGCTGAGATGCCGGTGCTTACAGCTCAGGATGTCAGGAGTGAGATGCAGCAAAATATAAAGCGTTACAAAGAAGACCCGTCTTATCGCAGAGAGATATCAGCTAAGTTTGCGAAAGTGCTTGGTGATGATTAGATACGCAACATCTTCTGTTTTGAGCCTGTTGCTTTTTGGTGGCCCACCTGACGTTACCAGGCTCATAGTTTCCATTATTGTTGATTCTATCAACACTGTATAAGTGAGATGGTTCTGGGGGCTTTCCGATATGATTGTAAAAATCAATGAATGAATCTTGCCATTCTTTGCATATTTCTATCCCTCTGCCACCCCAGGTATGAAATGCTTTAAAGTTTTTATTTAAACATCTTTTTTTTATATCTTTCCATGCATTGTGCACCTTTGTTCTATTCATGCCGTGGGTAGTGGTAGGGCTTGGATTTTCAGCAGAATATTTTTTTAAATATTTTTGGCCTATTTCTTTTTTGTAGCAATTGCAAGATTTAGTGTGCCCTGAAATTACGTGAGATAACACTGTCTCCTTTTTATTTCCGCATTCACATAAGCACATGCATTTTTTGTCTGACTTTTTGCTGTTATTTTTTCTTTTTACCATATAAACATCAAGTATGGTTAATCTGTTGAATTTTTTACCGATATATGTTTCAAATTCTAAGTTACGTTTAGTCATATTACCTCCAATGATTTGACTACAGACGAGTCTCAAGTTGGCGCTTGAGGCTCTAACTTAGAAATTCTAACATACGAAAATCGTCAATACAAAAATTTGACAGAATGGAGGATGTAGATTAAACATAAAGTAAGCTAACAAAAGTTAGTGAATGAATCTTTCTGAAATGGATACTTTGGAATTATTTATACATACCCGTACGCGGATACTATGTTTCACCAAACCCAAGAGTGAAATATTGAAGACCCATATAACATAATAATAAGTTGGACACTCTTCTAATATCGAACCTGAAAAGATAAACAACTTTCAGTTTTTATTATTAGGAGACATATCATGTCCTTAACTCTCTCGAACGTCGCTCAGACTGAGTTTGATGCCTTAGTTCATGCTGAATTCCGCAGCCGCGGATTTCTACTTAGAGATACCGTTTATACCAAGAGTGATGTTGTTGGCGCAACATGCCAATTCCGTAAGATGTCACAAGTTGTAGCAAACCAAGTTGGTTATCAGACTACTATAGCAATTCAGGACCCTAACTTTACTGCACATACCGCAACTCTTCTTAAGTACGCAGCTGGCGTAGCCTGTGATGAAATTCAAGACTTAACGGTCAACTTCTCAGCTAAAGAAGAATTAGCAATGTGTGTAGCACATGCTGTAGGTCGTCGTGCTGACCAAATTATTATAAATGCAATCGAGGCTGGAGTTGGTACGCCTGTACCTGTTGGCGGTACAAACATGAGTTACGCAAAATTAAGACACGTAGTTCAATTGTTTGAAGACAATGCAGTTCCACTTGATGAAAGATACATAGCAATGTCAGGTAATAACTTACGCGCATTGTTAGCATCCGATCAAATCATAAGTAGATTCTATACTTCTAACGAAGCAACAAGCACAGGAACGCTTAATAAACGCGATATTTTAGGCATGAATGTAAGGATAATCCCTAGTATGGTTGAAGGCGGATTAAGTATTACTGGAACAGAACGTGTATGTCTTGCATGGGCCAAGAGAGCTGTTGGAATGGCAATCGGCCAAGATTTGCGCACTGAGGTTAACTATCTACCACGTGACGTTTCTTGGTTTGTCAATGGGTTATTTTTCGCAGGAGCCATTGCAATTGACAGTAGAGGAATTTTCACCATTACATGTGACGAATCCGTTAATCCATAATAGGAGACTCCGATGGCATTTAATATTAATAGTTGGTCTACCGTAAGCTCCTCTGCAAACCTAGATGTTGGTTTGTTGCAGGATGGCTCTTATGTTGGTACACCATCTAATCATACATACATACATGCTGTAGATACATTAGCAACTATTGCAGCTGCTAATTATTTTAACACTGTAGCTGGTGAATTACACGAATATGATCGTATTTATGTCATCGGTAGTGACGGAATAG